TCTATTCACAAAAATTTATCCGACGATATTGACAATAATCTAGGAGATTATAAACCGAGGTCTAATTCAAGTCCAGTTAATTCAAGTTATACGCCTATAAATCCTTTAGCACCACCAGCTTCTATGAGACAAAAACAAGAGCAAAATCAGGGGCAAAAAGAAGGCATGAGTAACTACGATTATAACGCAGACGACGTTAACAATTATAGCAATAAATTTGTTCCACAACCTGTTCAAAATGATAGCATGGATTTACAAGATTTACAAGGTGTTTACATGAATAATGAACAGGTTAAAAGATATTACAAAAACCTAGGACCAGATTTTCAGTCACAGACGAATTCTATAATAAATAAGACAGACCCAAATTCTAGTAATAACTCTACTAATAAATATGATAGACAAATGAACACAAATATGTCTGGGACAAATGATGTCCTTATTGAGAAGTTGAATTATATGATTAATTTATTAGAAGAGCAACAAGATGAACGTACTAACAATGTTACCGAAGAAGTAATATTATATTCCTTTTTAGGAGTTTTTATTATTTTTGTCGTTGATGGTTTCGCACGTGTTACTAGATACACAAGGTAAGACAAATAATAATATTTATAATTATTTTTAATATTATAAATATTTATAATACATGCCAAAAATTTTCACAATGGTAAAAGGAGAAGTAGATATTGTTACTGAATGGGTATTATATCATGGTTCATTATTTGGTTTCAAAAATTTATATATTATTGATAATTTGTCTCGCGATGGAACTTGGGAAGCACTTGTTAATCTTAAAGCAAAATATAACATAAATATTTCTCGTTTACCTGATTATAAAAAAAAAGGCGAATACATGACCAAATTATTTAAAGGCTTCTGTCAACCAAATGAAATTGGAATTCCAATTGACATTGACGAATTTATAGTTTATTATAATAAAAATACAAACAAAATTAGCTGTAATAGCAACCAAATATTTAGCGTATTGAATTCATTGCCACCATCCCCGGTTTATAAAATGAATTATATTTTTTCTAAAATTACAGTTCCAAATGGTTATCAAAATGCGGCTATAAATTCTACTAATGGTTGCTATCTTGATTATGGAGCATCAGCAAAATCATTTTTTAACAAGTCGTTATTTAATGGAGACATAGACCATGGTAATCATTATAATACAACTAATTACATATTAACAGATTTATGTTTAGTTCATTATCACGCACGAAATTTAGACCAAATGAAAAAGAAAATTTATAATAATGTTTCTGGTCTGGGACATAATCCATTTGATTTACAAGAATTGAAAGCATTATTTTCTCAAGGAGTAATTGGTTTTCATCATATAGAACATCAAATATCTGTATTGGAAAATAAATATAATCTTAGTGTTTCTAATCCAGAACCAAGTGATATAGATTTGACACCAATTAGTAGACGTTTATTAAATTTATCACAATATAAATAATTATATTGTATATTATATAATAAATTAAATTTATAATGTTCAATCATATAGAAATTGTTGTTGCTCGTTATAATGAAAACCTAAGTTGGACAAAGGAATATCCATTCAATCAGTTCAAATATACAATTTACAACAAAGGCCAAAATGATAACTTTACTAAACCATCATTACATAGGACATTTCAGCTTCCAAATGTAGGTAGATGTGACCATACTTATTTATATCATATTGTTAATAATTATACCCAGTTGGCACCTATAACTATTTTTTTACCCGGTTCTATACAGATTTATTACAAAAAGGCAGTAGCCATTAAGTTAATAAATCATATATTAAATTGTAATAATGCCGTATTTCTAGGTTTTGAAACCCCAAATATACAAGTAAAATTCAAGCGGTTTTGTTTAGATAATTGGTCAGCAACGTGTTGTATTAATAAAACCAATAATGACAACTCGGAACTTGATAAAGCAGTGTTAAGACCCTATGGTAAATGGTACAAGTATTTTTTTGGGAATACTGTTGTAAAAAACTACTGCTATATGGGTATTTTTTCTATTAGCAAACTAGATATTATTAAGCACGATATAAACAGATATATACAGTTACTAAACAGTGTTTCAAGTCATTCAAATCCGGAAGTTGGTCACTATATTGAGCGCAGTTGGGCTGCGATTTTTTATCCATTGGTTGCGACAAAATTTGTTAAAAATTCATGATTGTCCCATCTTTAATTAATAATAAATGACTTGTATGGATTAAATGGGCTACGGGCATAATTATACAAAAAGTAAGCAGTTGGTGATTCACATATTGGATGCGTTTTTGTTTTGATATTATTTATGATACAATTATTATCACTAATATCTTCTATTGACAAATAGTGGTAGCCAGGGTTGTCTAATAATATTGCCCATAGAGCGTTTTTGAATCCTTGAATAAATATGTTAGTTGGATTAGATTTTGAGTTCATTGTCCCGATTAATGATAATAATTCCTTACCTTTTTCTATGTTAGTACAGGTTTTTTTAAAGACATATATAGCAGCTATTTCCATTTCAGTTAATAACATATATATGTATAAATTCTTACTACTAACAAGACTTAGCAAATTTGATATTTCGGGAATAATTGTAATATCCCATTTTTTATTTTCAGCAATAAAATTTGAAAGATAATACATGTTTTGACTGTCACCAACTAACAAAGTTGTTTTGGAATGTAATTTATTTGGAGGTTTTATCCAATTTTTCATATCAAATATATATGTTTTATATGCCATTAATGGTACAATCCCTGTTAGTTCACCTTCCCTTTTAAACAAACTAACACATATATTTTGATTCATATGACACTGATTGTATTCGTGTGTTTGGATTAATTGCGGCGCAATATTCTTCTTTCTGAAACCCTTTTTGACGCATAAATAGTCCACATAAAAGACATCATACTTTATTTGAGTTTGCTTTTGTTTAGAATCATATATTGTCACTGTTAATGGTCTGCTGGTTATTGCGCCAATCAGAAGTTTAGTATCTATTGTTGTATTTGTTTTTGTATCAATTAGTACGTCAGGCTGCCAAAAGAGTGACAAAAATGTTGGTGAATTATGTCCCTCAAAATAAGGCATTATGTTTTCCTTTTCAGGAATAAAAACATTACCATCATTTCGCAAATAGTTTAATTGTATTAAGTTAATAAAATCTTTTAACTTAACATCTGTCACTTTATCCATCTTAATTGTCTCTATCTCTTTGAAATTTGTGTAGCGGTTTTTTTCTGGTAATTCGTGGCGGATTATACCTACATTGAAGAACCAGTAATATATGTCGTAAAAATGGTAGACTGGCTGGACTGCCCAGAATCTAAATTTGATTCTGATAAATATAAAAAATAATATAATAAATAATATTATTGTCCCAATAAAATATAAAAGCATATATACAGTTTTTATATTTTTTATATGGTTACTATCCGTAATAGTAATTTATTTTTTTATTATTGGTAAATGTTCCTTTGAAACAAATAGTTTACCTAGTTGACCACATTTAGTTTCATTTTCTCTACATTTACCAATTGATTCGTATTTTAAATTTACATTTGGATTATTATCACTTCTTTCAAATTTTTTACACGTGTCTAAAATTTCACTTAATGAAAGCCCTAGACCATTTTTATATGGAACATAATTTACACATTTACGACAATCTGGTAATACAGGCTTCCTTTCTATTTTATTTTTGATTACTTGAAAAAACAAACTATATGATTTCATATTGTATTTTAGAATACATTCTAAAACTATTTTTATATTAATTTTTATCCTTTGTTTTATTCAGGTAATATTTTGTAATATTCGATTAGTCTATTTCTAATAATATAAATTGCGGAAATTGACAATAATGTAATTTCAGTAGATGACCTTACAATCATTGGTAAATCATTATTATTTATACTATAATATATCCACATACCAGATGACGTTATACTTAACATACAAAATATCAAGGAGAGTACATTTGTACTTTTGTTCTTATATATAAGAAACATAAAAATAAATCTACCTATAACTGATATTGATGTTGCCGTATAAGGTAAAAAGTCTAGTTGATTGTTATTCATTATTATATTTATTTATTACATTATTACATTTATTTGTTTTTACATCATTATTATGAAAATTATTATTGAAAACAGCTTAAAAATGGTTACACATATATAGTTAATATTATGGTTTATTCTATTGACAAATTAATACAACAATGTGGCAGGCAAAATGCGATGGATAATCTCCCTAATTTATTTATAAAAATTAACACTGATTCTGCTATTGAGAAGAAACCCATTTTAGAATATGAATATGATGGACATCTTGATTTGCTATGTTATTCTGGTATAAATAATTTAATACAAAAACATATACAAGGATTTACTAAAGATAATAAGCATTTAAATTATATGCTCAATGATTTAATTTCAATTGTGTCACTAATTTACGATTGTAGGAACAGCATTGACGTATCTGATGTTGATTATATTGTTATTAGTTATTTGGGAGATTTTCAATTGCGATTTAAAAACACGACTTCTACTAATAAGCCTTATGGAAAGGCATTATATTTAGAAATACAATCATTGCGTATTGCGTTAATTGATGAGCATACAATGCAAATATGGCGCCGAAATTATATGGTATTTAATAATGGTGTTAAAGTGCTTGGTGGATATTTTGTATTTAAGTACATTCTTAATTTTTTTGGTATAAATCACTATAATTGGAGGGGATTGATTGGGATTTAAATATAATGTTAATATAGAAATGAGTGAAATGAATAAAATAGGTGAAAAAAGGGGAAACCCTAACCCTAATACTAATGCTAACAGTTTTAATAATAATGATGATTATGACAATAGTGATGAAATGCGTTTAAAAAAAACAAAAACAGATGAGCAAGTATTAGAAGACATAAATAAAACAGTGAGACACTTTTTTAAAGAAGCACCTTTACAAATAACAGCAGAAACAAAAAAAGAAGAAGCAGCAATAGATACTCTTATGGAAATGGAAGGAGCAAAAATTTATTTAAATTCAGTTAATCCTGTATCATTAATATCATCAACAAAAGATGGTAAAACATCGTTGGTATCATTAGCATCTTCGTCATCAACAAAAG